TGGACGTAGAGTAGGTAATACTCAGCCTGGGGATGGTGGGAAGTACTATGGTAGAGGATTTATACAACTTACCGGAAGACAGAACTACGAAAGATACGCTAAGTTGTCTGGATATCCTATTGATACAAATCCAGATTTACTAATAAGTGACTATGATAAGTCTGCCGAAGTGGCTGTACTATACTTCATGGATCGAGTTAATGCTGTACCAACAGCACATCCTGGGTATTTTCATGCAGCTAAGAAAGCAGTAGGTGTTAATACTCCTGATATTGCAGCTAGAAAGCTTGCATATTACGAACATTTCTATGGATGTAAAGCACCAGAGTCTTATGGATACTGTGATAAAGTGGCTGGTCCTCTACAGAATAGATTTAGTTTTAATGGATCCTTAAGTGGTAACGAATCTGGATTGAGTAGAACAGATGGATTCCAAGATCCGCACGCAAAGTATCCTCTAAGAAGATACGTATACGAATCAGAAATCAATAGACTGGCTAGAGGTGTTGTAAAGGAAACTATTGTACCACTAAAGAACTCACAGAGAACTTTAGACGTTCCTATAGCTCTGAAAGGTGGTTCATTTAGTCAACCTACAATACCATTTGCTGCCAAGTATCCTTACAATAGAGTTACTGAAACAGAATCTGGTCACGTACAAGAATTTGATGATACGCCTGGATATGAAAGACTGCACACTTATCATAGAACTGGTACATTTGAAGAGATCGATGCCAATGGTACTAAAGTAACTAAGATCGTTGGTGATGGTTATACAATCTATGATAGAAATGGCTTCATTGCCATTTTCGGTGATGCCAATCTAACTGTCGGTGGCAATGTCAATATCTACTGTAGATCAGACGCTAATATTGAGGTAGCTGGTTCTGCTAGAATGGAAGTGGGTGGCAACTTTGATCTTGGGGTAGCTAAAGACATGTCCATAGCCGTAGAAGGAGACTTCTCACTATGGGCTAATGGCACTATGAATCTTCAGGCTAATAAGATGGGTCATATCTTATCCAATGATAACTTATATGTAGCATCTACTAAGCAGGTTCATGTTCAGTCTACAGAAGATATGTTTGTAGAATCTAAGATGAAGCAACATTTGAAAGCTGTTAACTCTATCCACATTAACTCTGATGAAGATGTTAATGTGAAAGCTGTAAAGAAGTTATACTTAGAAAGTGCTTCAGATACTAATCTAAAATCTGGTGCTAGTACTTTCTTACAGAGTGCAGACCATACACACGTACAGGCTGGTGCTAATTACAATCTAGACGCATCACTAGTATACATTAATAGTGGAACAAGCACGCCAGCTACTAATGCTTTCTCGGCACAGAACGCAGTTAAAGCTTTGGTACATGGAATGGTGCCACCGAATCTTGGTACTCCTCTTTATGTTTCGGTAGATCCATTAACTTCACCACAGCTACTAGGTGAAGAAATGCTCCAGTACGAACTACCTGAGGATAATACAAGAGCTATTCAAGACTATACTAAGGAAACCGTATCGCAAGAAGGTAAGGCAAATACGTATGAATCTGAATCATATAGTCCTACTGGCGGCACTAGCACTATCGTAAAATCAAGTAGACATAATGAAATTCTAAACTCATCTATGTTTACAAGTGATTATAAGCTATCGGAACACTTTACCCTAGGTATGTTCTTCTGGGGTGGATTTAATGTAGCACATAAACTGATTAATCAGAATGGGTTAACTAAACAAGAAATTGTTAGTAATTTGGCTGCATTATGTGAGAACATCCTTGAAAAGTATCTACCTCTGCTTCCAGGTGGTATACAAGGATATGGTAAACAGTGGTTGATTACTTCTGGATACAGAATGGGGTCTAGCAGATCGTATCATAATAGAGGTCTTGCATGTGACATTCAGTTGACAGGTAGAGATAAGAAACAACATTTTGATCTTATCAATAAACTAGAACCAGTAGTTAACTATGACCAGATGATTCTAGAATATCGTGGAAGCCAATCAGTATGGATCCATACAGGATTCCGTGGCGAGACTAATAGAAAGATGGCATTCACAATGGTAAACGATAAAACACACTCTAAAGGATTTAAGTTGCTAGCCTAATGGGAACATTTTATCCAGAAATAAAGGTATATAACGTTAAAGAGATGGGTAGTTTCAATCTTGAGATTACCTATCTCGACACTTTATTGCAGCCACCACAAACTCTAACTATAACCCCTAACTATACTAACCCAACCATTAGTGTAATAAATAATATAGTGTCTGGATATTACAGCGAAGTGTTTGAACATTATATAAGATATCGTAGACCAGATTACTCGTATAATCAGGTTAATACATTCGAAGAAGTTCATATTGATGGAATACCGCTAATATATCGCTTCATGGCAGATCAGACACCGTATGTAGAATATACATATACTGTTAAAGTTGCTGGATCAGTAAGTGGCATTCCTTATACAGAAACAGAAACATATATTGTAAATGTATTAAATGACTGGGATTATCAGCGAAATAGACTGTTTCAGGTAGTGAATCCTGAACTATACGAGCAATTAACAATAAAGTGGATCAATAACTCCAGTGTAGTACTACCTTGGAGTAATAATGTTACTTGGATAACGGAGACTTGGCCTTGGCATTCATAATACCCATAGATTTTGGTCCAAAGACCAATACAGTTCAACTATCTGACTTAGATACTAACTTTCAATATATTGCAGACCAACTACAAGTGCTTTCTGATGATATTGCAGAAGGTGGCAACGGATATACAGGATCTCAAGGTTATACTGGTTCACGAGGATATACTGGTTCCCAGGGAGCGGGTTATACTGGTTCGGCATCTACTGTAGCAGGTCCTATAGGATATACAGGATCTAGAGGGTATACTGGGTCTCAAGGGTTTACTGGTTCCCAAGGTATACAGGGCATCCAGGGGTTTACCGGATCTAAAGGTGATCAGGGAGTAATTGGATATACAGGATCCCAAGGTATACAGGGTATTCAAGGTGTTATAGGATATACTGGGTCCCAAGGCGTAATAGGATATACTGGGTCTAAAGGAGATCTTGGTTATCATGGATCTAGAGGATTTACAGGTTCTCAAGGGATTCAAGGTGTAATAGGATTTACCGGGTCTCAGGGGGTTCAGGGCGATGTAGGGTACACTGGATCGTTCGGGTATACAGGATCTAGAGGATATACTGGTAGTCAAGGAGTAATAGGATTTACAGGATCCCAAGGTATACAAGGTATAATAGGATATACAGGATCTCAGGGCATTCAGGGCGTTATTGGTTATACTGGGTCTAAAGGCGATCTAGGTTATCATGGATCAAGAGGTTATACGGGATCCCAAGGTGTAATAGGGTATACTGGTTCCCAAGGTATACAAGGCATCCAGGGGTTTACTGGAAGCCAGGGTATTCAAGGCGTTATAGGATTTACAGGATCCCAAGGTGTTATCGGCTTTACTGGTAGTCAGGGTATTCAAGGTGTAATTGGCTTTACTGGTTCCCAAGGTATACAGGGTATACAAGGCTTTACTGGAAGCCAGGGCATTCAAGGCATACAAGGCTTTACTGGAAGCCAGGGTATTCAAGGTGTTATAGGTTATACTGGTTCTGCTTCTACTGTACAGGGCCCTATCGGTTACACTGGATCTACTGGATCTACTGGGTTTACAGGATCGCAAGGTGTTATCGGCTATACTGGTTCTGTTTTTACACTAACCACATATGCTACCACAACAGCGGTCACTGAGGGGTATTATAGAATAGCTACAATACCGATTGGTAACACATTAAAACAGTGTAGATTTGTATGTAAGGGATACACAGCAACAGGTACTGTTACAGAAAGCACTGTAGATATTAATGTTGCGTATTATTCTGGTAGTACTGCATCAGCAAATGCTACTATTACAACACAAAACGCTCACTCTTTCGACTCTAGAACTAACGCAGAAAATGGTTGGGTATTTGCATACTTTAGAGTATCTTTTGATGCAACTTCAGCATACGTCGACGTTTACAAGTACAAGACCACTGCGGTAACTATAGAAACAACTCCATTAGTAACTAATGGATGGACATGGCATACTGGAGCATTGACAGTTAACCCTACTGTAGGATCATTAGATTCACAGCAAGTGGATTGTTATACTGGTATTAACTCTGGGGGTGCATCTAGAGTTTCATTTGCATCATCATCTAGTTTGTCTACATATTCAAACTACGGCACATATGGCACAAATACATTAACGAATACCACCAATAAAACCGGTTTGTGGATGTATTTTAATCAGGTTTACATGGGATATCATGCGTCATGGTTGTTTGGTCATTCTTTAAACTGCACTATAGAACTACAAGAATTAACAGCTAATAATCTAAAACCTATATCTCAACTAGAAAAAATAGTAGTACACGTTAAAGCTTCCCTTGCAGCTCACGCAGACGCAGCGACTTTTAATAGTACTGTACCTAATATATCGATTGAAATTGAAGGCAACACAACACTTACGCCAGCAGATTTTGCTATATCAACAGTTGCAACATCTACTACATCTAAAGACATAAGATTATATGTTAAATTGAAGGACGCTAATACGTATTACGTTATAAATCCTGTAAACAGATATGGACATTCATATAACGCATCATATGGAATATCGACAGGATACTGTTACCTTGTTAACATAGCTAATGCGGCCACTGTGGCATCACTAACGGCAGCACAGGGTTCTGTAGTATATGGAACATGGGGAAATGTTATAGATGACACAACAACCGATGCTACTTATTATCCTACGTTTACAGAAACTACTTCTGGTGGAAGAAACAAAATTAGTAGTACAAAGTTATACTTCAATCCATCTACTGGTCAACTTAATGCTACTGACTTTAACTCTCTTTCTGATGCAAGAAGTAAAACAAACGTCCAGCCGATAAATAATGCTCTGGATACTATAAGAAAAATTCAGGGAGTAGAATTCGATTGGATAGATTGTAGCAGTCATTCTTCTGGCGTCATTGCTCAGGAACTAGAGAAAGTACTCCCACATTTGGTATCTACTAACGATAAGGGATGGAAATCTGTAAACTACGATGCAATGATTGTGTATCTTCTAGAAGCTATAAAGGAATTGGAAAAGAAATGCCAGCCGTAACTAGAAAGGGACCCCAAATGTTTATAAACAACAAATATAGAAAATTATATTTTAATATAATAGATTCTTATAAAAATCGAGATCTGTCTGGCGAATATACTGAGTCACATCATATTATACCAAAATGTATGGGTGGTAAAAATAATAAAGATAATATTGTAGTACTAACAGCTAAAGCTCATTACGTCTGTCATCACTTATTAACTAAATTCACAACAGGTTCTAATTATTATAAAATGTTATTTGCTTTTAATTGCTTTTTGTTTGGATTTGGTAACTCTAATAAACAACGAGAATCTACATTTAAATTCACATCATCTGCTTATAATTATGCGAAGACCAAATTATCTGAATATATGAAGACCAACTCTGCATTTAAAAAGGAATGTGGTAATTTTGGTGGTACATATTGGATGAAAAATAAAACAAAAGAAGAAATACAAGCTATCAACAATAAAAAAGCGCGACATGGTAAAGATAATGGATTTTATGGAAAGACCCACACAGAGGAAAATAAGAAAAAAGCTGTTAATACTAGAATAGAAAAGTATGGTACATATCATCCAAATCCTGGCATAGTATCTAAAGAAAAATTAGAGCAATTTAGTGAAAGAATGAAGAAAAATAACCCTATGTCAAAAAGCATAATTGTGAATGGTATAGAATATATTAGCATATCGGATGCGGCCCGTAAATTAGATCTACCTTACAGAAAATTATATAGACTATATTCTAAACATGGAAGCAATTTAACAATTGAGGTTATTATATAGTGCCAGCTGTAACACTAAAAGGTCACCAATGTACAGGCCACAATTGTTATGAACCTAGAGTAAATGATGAAGGATCGTCTAACGTCAAGGTAAACAACATAGAAGTACATAGACAAGGTGATCATTGGGTCACTCATTGTTGTGGTAGTTCGTGCCATGATGGAGTATGTGCCATTGGTTCATCTACAGTATACATAAATAATAAGCCTGTAGCTAGAATAGGCGATCCCATTACGTGTGGATCAGTAATTGCCCAAGGCAGCCCAGACGTTTTCATAGGATAAATAGTATTATGAGAAACACGAGACAATTCATAGATCTAGATCTAAACTTTATAGCACATCCTATGACTGGAGACGTATCCAAGAAATTTGATGAATTTGCCATAAAGCAATCAGTCAAGAATCTCATACTTACTAATCACTATGAGCGACCTTTTCATCCAGAAATAGGATCTCAAATTACTGGTTTGATGTTTGAGAACTGGAGTCCAATGATACAGTCTGTTATCAGGCAGTCTATAATCAACACCATAACAAACTTTGAGCCTAGAGTGCAACTTATAGATATTTTAGTTAATCCTAGTCCAGATGAAAACTCCATATATGTGGAGATTACATTCAAAATAGTCAACACAGAAGCTCCATTAACAATAGATATAACACTAGATAGAACCAGATGAGCAATAAAATACAAACTACCGAACTAGACTTTGACGCAATTAAACAGAGTCTAAAGACATATCTTTCAGGTCAATCTGAATTCTCGGATTATAATTTCGATGGTTCAGGTATGAATATTTTATTAGACTTGTTAGCTTACAACACACACTATAACGGACTATATCTCAATCTAGCGTTGAATGAGTCATTCCTAGACACAGCTTCAAAAAGAGCTAGTGTGGTATCAAAGGCTAAAGAGCTTGGATATGTACCTAGAAGCTCAAGATCAGCTAAGGCTGTAGTAACCATTACGTACATTGATGAAAGAGTTGGTGCTCCTTCATATTACGAAATTCCAGCTTATAGTCAATTCACTGCTCAGAATAATGAAAAGACTTATGTGTTCTACAACATTAAGCCACAAATTGCCTATAGAGATGGTAATCAGTACGTATTCAGCAATATAGAAATATATGAGGGTAAACTATTTGAATATTC